CGCCACCAAGTTCGTCAAGTTCGTCTGATAACCGAAAGGTAGGCCATTATGGCCGCTTACTCGGTCACACAAAAATATTTAACCGACAATTACGCGGTTTTAGTATTACAAACAAACGCCGACCCGCTTGAGGTTGGGCAGTCTGTAGTTATTAGCGGCGTCGACGCGACGTTTAACGGCACGTATCTAGTAGCGGAGTTGCCGCAATACTATTTTACGGGCGTAGACGAGCAAGGCTTTTTTCATTACGACGACCAGCTACCAATACAAAACCAAGTGTTATACGCGCGCACGGCCGACAACGTGCAAATTGTGGCGGCTACCGGCACCCTGACAACTACCCCTACGTGTACGTGGGTAACACTCGACAGCCAAGTAGAGGATTGGTTAGGCATAGGCACCGCTACAACAGCCGACGCCACGTTTTTAACGCAATGCCGCACAAGCGCTAACGCTGTTTGCTACAAGCGACGACAGCAAGCCGGGTACGTCGACAGCCTCACAACGGTACCCAATGCCGCTGTATTGCTCGGCACGGTGGCTTATGCAGGCTTTTTGTATAGGCAACGTGGTAGCGCTGGCATGGATTACGCGTCTTTTGATGGTATGACGACAGGCGGCTCTACAGGCTTTAGCCCAATGGTTAAACAGCTGTTGGGTATTGACCGCCCCGCGGTGGCCTAATGCCCGTACCCGCATACACCGACCTTTTTAACGTGGCGTTAGACAACCTCACGGCGACTCTTAACGAGATAACGGGCCTTACCGTCACGAATGACCCAAGGAATATAAACCCGCCTACCGCGTTTATTGACGCCCCTAGCTTTGTGGCATTTAACTTTAACATCGTCGAAATTACGTTTCCGGTACGGCTTATAACCCTTGGCCCGGGCAACCTTGACGCCCAACGCTCGCTAATGAATATGGCAGCTTTACTACTTGCCAAAAACGTGGCGGTTACTGCCGGGCGCCCAACGGTAGCGGTGTACGGTGGAGCCGAGTACGCCGCCTATGATTTAACTATTGACTTGAAAGCGAGTACTACAGCATGAGCAAATACACCGTTGTTAGCCCTCGAGTGGGTACACCGGGCGCCGAATTTGACGCCGACCTAGCCTTAAAGCGCGGTGCTAATCTTGAGGCGCTAGTAGCTGGCGGCTTTATTAAAGTATCCGCACCTAAGCTTGTAAAAAATGCTAAAAAAGACATAGACACAAACGAGGAGTAACCCCATGGCCACAACAACTTACCTAAGTAATCCGGACGTAATCATTGCAACCGTCAACTTGCGCGACCAGTGCACAAGCGCAACGCTCACTCGCACGGTGGAAGCATTGGAAAGCACCGCATTTGGTGACACCGCTCGTTTTATGTCGCCGGGCCTTGAAAACAACGAACTAACACTTACTCTTTATATGTCATACGCCGCTACCGAAACTTGGGCAACTTTAAATACACTCACGGGCACCCAATTAACCGTTATTGTGTCGCCACAAGCACCAACAACGCCCGGCACGTACTCGGCAACTAACCCGGGCTTTACTTTGACAGGCACCTACCTAGAGTCTTTGCCAGTCATCAACGCAACCATGGGCGAATTGTCAACCATTGACATTACGTTTACTGGCGGATTGTACTCCGCCGACATTTCCTAATAACGGCCTATTTACGGCCCGACACGAAAGAGGCAAGTTATGCAGCTAACGCTAAAAGTTGAATTACCCGACAACACCTACACGGTTACAACCAACCTTTACGTTGTTGTGGCATGGGAGCGCAAATTTAAGCGCAAGGCGTCCGACATGGCCAATGGCATTGGCATAGAGGATTTAGCCTATTTGGCGTTTGAGGCGTCGAAGTTAAACAAAATTGTTGTACCAGCAGAATTTGACAACTTCATTAAACAGCTTGTCAACATTGAGGTTGTCGAGCAAGAGCAACCAAGTTTTACCGAGGCGGCACCTACAGACGCCAGCTAGCCGAGGTGCTTGTAGCCGTCGGTTGGTGGCCGCCTAATATTCCGTTTGAACTACAAGACTTGCATACGGTGGCTAAAGTGTTGACAGAGGCACACAAAAAAAGGTAACAACGCCATGGCAAGCCAAGTACTAGAAATTAAAGGTATCCAAGAAACCTTAAAATTGCTGCACGAAATTGACCCAAAATATAGGCGCCAAGTTACTAAGCAAATTCAACGCACCGGCGAAGTAATTTTAACCGAAGCCCGACAAATGGTTGCCAATTTTGATAACAGCAAAGGCAACGGGGCGCCCTTATCCGGCATGGTACGCGGCAACCTTGTTAAAGGCCGCGAAACAACATGGCGCACCGACGCTGTACAAAAAGGTTTTAAAATTAAAGTAGGTGTGCGCGGAAGCAAAGAGCGCTACGTTAACTTTAACCGCACCGACGATAGGGGCTCGTCTTACACCGAACAAGTTGTATTCGGCGCTAAGCCGTACCGTTTAATGACCGTTCAAAGCCTTGACGCTGCCGGGGTTATATACGACCATGCAGGGCGTAATACAAGTAGCCAATTCGTTACCAATCTAAATATCCAAGAGGGCGGCCAGCCTCGAGTTATTGACGTAGCCGTAGACAAAAACAGGGCAGCGGTGCAAGCCGAGGTTTTAAACGTGGTGGCCGAAGTAATGAAGCGCACTAATAGGCAAATGAAAGTTAGATAATGGCCGGCATAAATATACCGATTATTACAACCTTTAGCGATAAGGGTATTAACGCCGCCCAAAAGGCTTTTAAAAATTTAGGCACGTCGTTGCCGTTGGTAGGTGCGGCAATAGCTGGCGCCGTTACAGGCGTAGGCGTATTGGCTTACAAGTCTGTACAAGCGGCCTCAGATTTAAACGAAGCATTAAGCAAAAACCGTGTTGTATTCGGTGCTATAAGCGTCGAAGTACAAGCGTTTGCCCGCGAAGCAAACCGAGCTTTTGGCATATCGGAAACGGCTGCCCTTAAAGCCGCTGGCACATTTGCCGTATTTGGTAAAGCTGCCGGGTTAGCTGGCAAAGAGTTACAAACCTTTGCTACCGACTTTGTAGGTTTGTCTGCCGATATTGCGTCATTTAGCAACACAAGCGTAGACGAGGCTATTAACGCTATTGGCAGCGCTTTACGTGGCGAAGCCGAACCGCTACGAAAATACGGTGTACTGCTCAACGACGCCACACTAAAAGCGGCCGCCGCCGAATTAGGTATTTATCGAGGTACGGCAGCGTTAACAAGTCAACAAAAAGTGTTAGCTGCACAAAAACTTATTTACGAACAAACAACCGACGCGCAAGGCGACTTTGCCCGGACAAGCGACGGGTTGGCTAATCAACAAAAGATTTTAAGCGCAACATTAGAAAACGTAAAAACAAATATAGGCCAAGCGCTGTTGCCGGTATTTGTTAAATTCGTTAGGTTTCTAAACGACAACGTTACGCCAGTAATTGAGAGAGTGGCCCGCGTACTTGGTGAGGACGGAATAGTAAAAGGCTTACAACAAGCCATTTACGAAATGGGCAGCTTTGGGCCTAAATTCTTAGGTGCCATTAAGTCCGTAACCGTAGGCGTTGCCACCATGGTTAACAACTTGGCTAAAGCTGGCAAAGTAATTGCCGTTATGGCCGAGCACCCGATAACGGGTATTTTTAGATTAGGCGACGCCCTTAAAGATGTAATCAACGTGGGCGATATTGAAGCGGCGTTTGACGGTTTCGCGTCAGGTGTACGCAATTTTGGCTCGGCCTCCGGTTATAGCTCTTTTGCAGCTAAGCGACTAGCCGAGACTGCTAAAGCTGCCGCCGATGGGCTCGACGATTTTGCGGGCGGTGGCACCGGCGGGGGTGCTACGGGTGCAGCCGATAAAGCTAAAAAAATGGCAGACCGCGTAAAAGAGCTACGCGACGAAATAGACAAAACGTTTACAACCTCGCTTAAAGACGCGCAAGAAAATTTGAAAGAGGCACAAAAGTCTTTTGACGATTTTGCAGAAAACGTAAGCGGAAGTATCAAAGACGCATTTGATTTTGGCAGCGCACAAGAGGCAGGCAAAGAAACGGGCAAAGGTTTCTTATCGGGCCTTAAAGACCAAGTAGCCGGCATTGTTACTTATTCAAATAACGTCGAAGTACTGTTAAAGCGCGGGCTATCCCAAGACGCATTGCAAGCCGTACTTGCCGCTGGCGGTGACGCGGGAGCCGCTATTGCTCAAGAGCTAGTAAACGGCGCTCAAGAGCTCATTACAGGCCCGGGCGGTGTAAACGAATTAACGGCAACAGCGGAAGCGGCAGCAAACAAAATAGGTCAAATGGCTGCCGGCCAATGGTACCAAGCGGGAGTAGACCAAGGTAAAGCAATGGTGCAAGGCATTGTGGACGTAATGGCAAAATATGCACCAATAATTGCAAACCAAAAACTTACACCAAAAGCCTTGCAAGGCGTTTTAGACAACATTAAAACCGATACGGCGTTTAGTGGCATTATTGCTGGCAACGGCTTGGCCAATTCGCCCGGTATGCCTAATGTTCCGTTGCCGTCATTACGGCCTATAGACCGCCCGGGCGGCCCTGAGGGTATGCTTGGCTCGCCGGGTGTCACCGTTAACGTAACGGGCGGGTTGTCTACTAGCGCCGAAATAGGGCAAAGTGTTGTTAACGCGTTGCGGGCGTATTCGCGTACCGCTGGCCCGCTGCAATTAAACGTGGCATAACATGGCTGTTGCTGTAGTCCAATCGGGCAACTATGACCTACAAATAGCGACAGGGTTTCAGCTCAACGCGTTTACACTCGATAACAGTACGCGCGGAGTGCTCAACAATACCGAATACGTGTTAGAC